AATGCTAGATCAATTTTTTACTAATCCTGATGTTGTTGATTATTGTATAAAAACAATAAAGTTTAATGACTATGATATGGTCATAGAACCATCAGCAGGTTCTGGATCATTTTATAATAAGATTACCACAGATAAGATAGGTATAGACTTGGATCCTAAAATTGAGGGACTGATTAAACACGACTACTTAAAATTTAGTGGAATATACAAAAAAAATTATAATAAGGTATTAACCATAGGTAATCCACCATTTGGTAAAAATGCCTCATTGGCAGTAAAGTTTTTTAATCACGCTGCTAGTTATTCAGATACAATTGCTTTTGTATTACCTAGAACTTTTAGAAAGTCTTCCGTAATTAATAGACTATCAGAAAAGTTTAACCTAAAATTGAATACCATACTTCCTGATAATTCATTTCATCTACCGAACGGTGAGATATATGATGTTCCTTGTGTATGGCAAATATGGAAATTAGGTAAAACTCGTAAGAAGATTAAAAAAGTAATAAAACATGCTGACTTTGAATTTGTTAGTGATAAGACTAATGCTAATTTTGTTATTCAAAGAGTTGGTGTTAGTGCTGGTGTTACACATAAGAACTTTAATAAATCTAAATCTTCACATTATTGGATTAAAGGTAATAACAAAGTGTATAATATAATGAAAAGTATTAATTGGAACTATAAAGAATCACCAAAATATGATACAGCAGGCAATCCTTCACTATCAAAAGGCGACTTAATAGACAAATATATAAACGAATCAATGAAAAAATGTTAATGTTCTGGTTATGTTCTTATAAAAAGCAAGTAAAATCAACGAATTTAAAGGCTTGACTTTTAGTCCAAATATGATAGGATATACCTATATTATGAAAAAAAACACAGAAAAAAAAATAAGACTTAAACTGTTAATTAAACGGCTTGACAATGTGAACAAAATAGTATATAATAACCCTACTATGTCAATGTTCAACCTATCAAAATTAATTAAGAAGATGAACGAAGAACAAAATTTGAATTATAATAACACTAACAAAAAGGATAACACACTATGTCAAAAGTAAAACAATGGGCTGAAGATACAGCCGAAAAAGCAGTAGATCAAATTGTTGCTAAATTAAAAGATGGTCAGATTGACTTAACAACCGCTAGTAAAGAAACACTAGAAGTTGAAAACGTTAATATGTTAGGTATCAATGAGGACAACGTTGAGGAGGCATTGACACAATAATGAGTAAAACTTTTAATGTATGTTATTTGAGAGAGTATTCGGATCCAGAGGTTGGTGGTGAATACTTTTACTCTTATGAAACGGTATATAGAAATGTGCCTATGAAGTTTAAAAAGAAATTTAATGAGAATACAAAACAAAAGATGGTTAAGTTTTTAGATTCTAACTATAAAGAAACAGCAACTAACTATCAAAATATATCTAAAGTAGAACTTATAGATGAAGAACAATATTATACAACATACGAAGATATGTGGCCAATTGAAGCTGAAGGTGACAGAAAAATGTGGCAAGATTATGGACAACAGTATGATAGACAATCTTTAAGAAAAGACTTTAATAAAAAACTAACAAAAAGAAAAGTATCAAGTTATAACGATAAGAGGATAAACTAATGAAATACGGTGAAGACAAGATAGTAAAAGAAATAGGTAAATATATTGAGTCAACTTACGGCCAACATTACAGTACAACTAAAGATGGTTTTCAAGTACAAGATATGTTGAGACAGTTGAATATAGATAAAGATTTTTGCCAGGCTAATGCCATTAAGTATCTTTGTAGATATGGTAAGAAAGATGGTAAGAATAGAAAAGATTTATTAAAAGCAATACACTACATTGTTTTATTGATGAGTAGTGAAGACAACAAATAGGAGAGAATATGGACACACAAATGGAAGTAGTATTAGTAAAAGAAGATTTAGGTAAAAATCTATACAGAAAGAAAACCTATTATACACTTGTTATTGAACAAGAGGTATTAGCAAAAGATAAAGATGAAGCTGATAAGAAATTAAGTGACAACGGTATTAACCATTCAAATGTAAATGCCGAGATAACGGAAGAAAAAGATGGTGTTCTAACTTATATGGTGGATGCCAACTATTCAGATTCAGATACAACAGAATATCTTGGTAAGGTATCTTATACAGATGATGAGTATGCTGAGGAGAATGGTGATGTAGAGATTGATCAATATGCTAATGAAAATGAAGAATCATTTAAGTTAACCGATGGAAGAATAATTAATAATGACTAAAGAAGATTACAGTTCACACGATTGGAGAAAACATACAGATAGTGCTGTTGTAGTTGATGATAAAGTAGAACACAAAGCATTAAAAGTAAATGATAGTAGAGTTATCTTTATTAACCCTAATACGTTAAAAGAGGAAACAGTAGATGTATCAAGGTTGATACAAGTATTTTTAAACAACGTAGCAAGTCACAGAAAAAGTATAAAATGAAAACAGTTAATATTCAATTAAATAAAAATACACTAGAAAAGGTGTATAATCAGGTTGCTATGTTAAATGATATGGGTTTTCCTAACTTTCAAAAAGGCGAACCTATTAATGATCTAATGAAAGAGGTTATGCTAGACTTAAAAAAACAAAAGAAGATGAGTTGGTTGTCAAAACTGTGGAGGTTTATAAGTGGATAACACACCAAACGAATGGGAACAAGGCGTGATAGATAACGCTGTTGAGTATTCAATTATGGAGTGGAGATCACTGAATAAGAGCACCAAGACTATGGTAAAGACATATAATGAGGCCAAAGACTTGTATAAGAAAACTATTAAGACACATAGACAGACCTTGGCATATGCTGTTGATAAGAATGGTAGATTTGCTAATCTTAACCATTTACCAGAATTTAAAAAGGAGTTAGATAATGAGTAATCAGAGACCAGGAAAAATGGTGAAAGCCATAGAACCAAGTATGAAAGATATGTCAATGTATAAGTTTTTCAAATTGGCCAATAAAGTATTATTAGATAGTGGTAAAGAAGACGAAGCATTTTACTTTGAACAAATGGAGGATTGGTTGAAACAAGGCAAATCAATACCATCTACAGAGGAACAAACAATAAAAGCCTTAGGGATATAATATGATAGAAACAATAGTAACAATAGACATAATAGAATCAGCTTTGAGTAAGATTGAAGATGATAAAGTGGCAGACGCCCACCAGGTATTAACCACTTATAAGACAAAACTTCAAAATGAAGTAGATTCTTTTGAAAAATGGGCTACGAATCAGTCAGATATTGATACTTCAATACAACTAGAAATTGATTCAACAACGGAAAGTCAGTAAAATCAATACTTTTATAGGCTTGACAAATGAACCATTTTATGATAGGATATAGACTAATTAACAAACAAAAGGACTAAAATATGAGTTATATGTACACTAAAGAACAAATGTTTTTAGAGTTTAAAGACGTTACGAAAAAAGATCAAAGTAAAAAGAACGAAACTTATACACATAGAATCGCTTACCTTACTTCTTTGAAAGAAGATATGATTTCTCAACCGAGAAACTTTAGCAATATTAGTATGAAGCCTGAACAATTACAGAATTTGATTGATGATTGGTCAGCGCCTAACCCTAGAGACGCTACTTACATGAGAGTTTTTAAAATGACTTATGATGAGAAAAAAGCTGAAGAAGAAGCATTATATTTTGACTTGACTAAACAAGAAAAAGTATATGCTCCAAAAAAGAAAAAAGAAGAAGATATAATATACAACTAATGTTAACAAAAGAACAAAAATTAAAACAGATAAGAGAAGACTACGATAATTATTGTAGATCACTTGGTGTCAATATTGACGCTAAAATCTCTTATGGTTTTGATATGCCAAATTACAAATGTCGGACAAGTTTACCGACTAGTGATAGAATTATAGGTGAAACTAAAAAGAGAGTCTACACCACACAATTACCTATGGGCAAAACAATTAGTGTGGCGTATAACAAGGGTCCTTACATGATAGTTGATGTAAAAGACTTTAAAACAATGGGAAAGAAAATATAATATGAAAACGTTGATGATGATAACCATTTTAGTTGTAATGACTACTATGATGACGAAAGCAGATGAGACAATCGATACAAAAGTAAAAAACTTTGTTGTTAGTGAATGGGTTGAGGTAAAAGAATACCAAAAGGCACAATGGCAATCAGGTAATGAACAGGTAATTGACACTTGGACTAAATTGAAAAACTTTATATGGAAAGTTGGTAATAATGTTACACAAAATTAGTGATTTCTGTTTAAAGATTGATGGTGTCAAAAAAACAAGTGATAGACTCTATAATCTTAAATACAATAATCCAAAGACGCCTGAGCGTGATGCTCAGGTTGCCGAGTTAATTGATGATATTCAATCAACTTGTTTATTAATTGCTAAAGATGTTAAACCATATGACAAATAATATATTAAAACTAGACAACTCTGTAAGATTACAGATGTTAGAAAACGAGAAAAAAGAACTAAACGAAAAGTTAGAACACTACGAGTTTAGAGGTCCATCTATAAAGATACAAGAACTTGAAGATGAACTTTTTGAAGTGAATGATACAATAAAGAAATTAAATGCCTAGAATATTTTTAATATTAATTACTGGTTTGTTGGTCGCTAACTGTTCAACAGTAGATAGATCAACCGTTGGTGCCACATTGGGTGGAGCGACAGCCACGAGTGCCTGTGTCAGTTTAGGTGTCACAGATCCATATATTATTGGTGGTTGTGCTTTAGTGGGTGCCTTTAAGGGTGCTGATATTATGTATAAATCGGACTATGATGTTCATAACGCTGTATTTGTAGATCACTTAAATACAAGTCCGTCAAGACAATCATATACAAATTGGTTTAATCAGAAATCAGGTAATAGTGGTATTATTAAAACAAATTCGTCCTATTTAAAAGGACCTTTTAAGTGTAAAGATTATAGCGCCACAGTTGATATCACTCAACAATGGCCACTAGTTGGAATTGGAAGTCCAAATAGAAACACAGTATTTGGAACTGTATGTCAGTTGCCAGATGGAAGATGGATTGAGGGATAAATGAGAAAAATTATATTAATAATATCGTTATTGGTTTTAACATCTATTGTGGTAAATCATGCTATGGCAGGTGAAGAAATCTTATATTCAAAAGTGAAGACAATAGAACCTGGAGAAACTGATGGTCAATATTGTTTTGTTAAAGTCATTATCAAACAAAAAGGTGATAATATTATTAAAGAAGAAATTTTAGAGTGTGCTGATGGTAAAAAGGGTATTGAAACACCAGGTTATTGGGAGTTATTTGCTCAATTCTATTATAGAGACGTTAGCGCTCCAGAGTATTGCCGACATTATAGTCGTCAAAAACATGCCTTTAAAACACCAGGAAAGACATGTTTAAAAATAGATGGTGAATGGGAGATAAGATAATGATTAAGAATATTATCATAGTCTCACTTGTGTTCGTTGTGGTCACTGGTATGTCTGGACAAGAGTTTTTAGATTATATCTCAATGGGACTTGACAAAGCACAACAATTAGTATATAATGTAAAAAGTGAGGTAAAATAAATATGAGTAAAGTAAATAAAATAGTTGGAATATTGGTCGCCGGTTTATTGGTTGCTAACTGTTCAGCTACATATAAGATGAAGTCAGAAAAAGGCAAAGTTTTAAAAGAAGTGCCAAAATGGTATATGTCTGATTTTTCTGAAAAGAAACAGTGTGGTAAAACTACATTTGGTAAGAACAAAGATAAAATGTGTATCTTTGGTGTTGGAACGGCTGTATCGCCTGATCTACAATTGGCAATTGAAAAAGGTATGATGATTGCTAAAGCAGAAATGGCTGATATTATCAAAGGCGAAATGAATAAATCGTCTAAACAATTCATCACTGAACTAGGAAAGAATCAAAACAAAACAGTTGTATCAGAGGTTGAGTCTACTATTGTAAACTTAATTAAGAATACACCAGTTAGAGGTTATGAAATCTTTGCTAAAGATGTAACTATTACTAAAAATAATTATTACAGAGTGTGGATTGGTTTAAAGCTACCAATGGGTGAATACAATAAAATGTATAACTTCACTATTGAGGAAGCTGTTGACGCTTACAATACAAAAGAAAAGGCACAAATAGCTTACAAACAATTAATAGGTGATAAAAATGACAATACTGATTTACAGTAAAAATAATTGCCAATTTTGTAACAAGGCGAAGCACCTTATAAAGACGCTTGGCCTTGAATATGAAGAAAAGTCATTAGAGAAAGACTTTGATTCAGACCCTAGTAAGATGATGGAAGACATTGGAAAACCAGTAAGAACTATGCCACAAATTAAGATTAATGGCGAACTTATTGGAGGGTATAATCAACTAATAGAACACTTTGCTGATAAAGGTAAAGTTAATTTTAAGGGTGAAGTCATATAATGTCAAACGATAAACTGCCACCAAAAGACAACATTATTTTGTTTCCTTCAAGTAGAATTGTAGAGAAACCTGGTATTACAACACCACCATCAAATAATGAGTATGTCAAAAGAATTCAACAGAAACAAACAAAAGAGTTTGTTGAGACGGCAGTTGATGATATCAGTATGAACTTATTAAGACAACTATATGATCTTGCCATTAAAACAGAGAAACAATCATTTACAAAAGATTTAGCATTGGTTGTTGATATGATTAGAGGTTTAGTTTATAGAGATTTTGATATGAAACACCCAGCACAAAGATTAGCAGACAAGTTGGTAGAAGTATCTTCAAAAAAAGGTAGTGCCATGTCAGCAAGAATAGATTATGGAAATATTATTGATAGAGAGTATCCAGATCAAAAGGTTAAGTCTAGCAAACCATTAAGTAAAGATTTAAAAGAAGACTTAAAAGATTTGAACGACACAATAGCATTTGACGGAGAGGATCTAAACACAGATGAGTAAAAACAAAATTCTTACGAGAATCGCCACAGCTGGTTGTAAAATAGCATTTAATAATAAACAAAAGGAGATAAATCATGTTTGGTTTAACTAAAAAAACAAATACAACTACGGAAACTAGAGGAAGAAAAAAACTGTCTAAAAAGGCTAAAATTCTTAATCTATTACAAAGAGGTTCATCAATCTCATGGAAATCTTTAAACAGAACTTACGGTTTAAAGTCACCAAGAGCTATGGTTGATACTTTAAGAGCTGAGGGTTTTATGATCTACGGTTCAAAATCTAAAGGTAACCACGTTTACAGAATGGGAACACCTACTAGAGCTATTATCGCTGCTGGTATCAAAGCCCTTTACGGAACACCTTTCAAATACGACAATGCTGTTTCAGTTGCTCCTACAAAAGCAACAGTAGCTTCTATTGACGCCTAGTTAATATATTGGGGGGTCTTCGGACCCCCTATACTTTATGACAACAGGATATGGTTTAGGTTTATTCTTTTTAGGAACGACATTATCAGTTTTAGGTTTTATGATTGCTTATATGATAGGCGGCAGACCTAGTAAAAAAGAAGAAGAACTAAACGAAGCACAAAGAACAATTTTAAAAATTAAAAACAAAGATATATTATAATGATACTAGTCGATTTAAACCAAATACTTATTTCAAACCTAATGGCTCAAGTGAGAGGCAAGGGAGATGTAAAACCAAATAAAGAAATGATAAGACATATGGTCTTAAATTCATTGAGAGGTTTTAATACAAAATTCAAAGGAGAATACGGTCAAATGGTATTGGCTTCAGACGCCCCTAATCCATGGCGTAGAGATTTCTTCCCACAATATAAACATAGTAGAAGATTGTCCAGACAAGACGGACCATTTGATTGGGATACCATATTTAAAATTATATCAGAGGTTAAAGATGAAATATCTAAAAACTTCCCTTACAAAATGATTCATGTTGAGAATTGTGAGGCAGATGATATTATTGCTATATTATGTAAAGAACAAACGGAAGACAAGTACCTGATTATTTCAGGCGACAAAGACTTTATTCAACTACATCATTATGGTAATGTATATCAATGGTCACCTTTCTTAAAAGGTTTTATAGGAGAACAAGAAGACCCTATTAAATTTTTAAGAGAACAAATTATTAAAGGTGATAGATCAGATGGTGTGCCTAACATATTAAGTCCAGATAACATATTTGTAACTGGTGAAAGACAAAAACCAATTACGAAAAAGAAACTGGAAGAGTGGTCTAATATAGATAACATACCTCTAGGGTCAGAAACCAAAAAGAACTTCAATAGAAATAAGAAGTTGATTGATCTATCCCAGATACCACTAACGATCCAGGAAAACATTATAAATAACTATAACGAATGTAAAGTACCAGACAGGTCGCTCCTGTTACCATACTTTATCGAAAACAAAATGAAGTCAATGATAGAAGTTATATCAGATTTCTAAACATATATATGGAGTAAATAATGGCCGAACAACAAACAAACCCGAGACTAATTAGTAAGAAAGCAATGACATCTATGGCTAATACAAAAGGCACATCAGGTGAAACTGTACATGAAATCTTTACTAAAATTAATAACGCTAAAGATAAACCTAGAAAGATTGAAGTATTAAAACAATACGATCAACCTTATATGAGACAACTGTTAAAAGCAGCCTTTTATTCAAAAATCAAATGGGTTTTACCAGAAGGAATACCTCCTTACATTGCTAATGAGTCACCTGTTGGAACTGAACACAACCTACTTAAACATGAAGCAAAAAGATTGTACTTGTTTATTGAGGGTGGCGATAATAGAGTTAGTAAAACAAGAAAAGAAACTTTGTTTATACAAATGCTAGAAGGCTTACATAAGTCAGAAGCTGAAGTGTTAATAAACATAAAAGACAAGAATATAAATAGAGTATATAAAGGTCTAACCGAAGCATTAGTTAAAGAAACTTTTGGTTGGAATGACGACTTTATGAAAAAAGACTAGTATTCCCGACGAATCACATGGTCGGACACGCTCCGACCATGCCAAAACCCTTACCTCCCAACGATTTTTAGTGCTTGACTCCTACCCTGGATGTGATATTATATACCTATGTTAAATAAAAAAACACTAATAAACAATAAAAACACAAAAAAGTCAGAAAATAAGGGCTTGACTTTTACTCCAGATATGATAGGATATACAGATATTATGATAAACAACACTAACAAAAAGGACACTATGACTAAAAACACTAAAGTAAAAAACACAATGAAATTAAAAATAAGAAACTTTATTTCTGAAAATGATATGGAAAAAGAAGATAGAAAAGCTAGAAAAGATATTGCCAATATTTTGAGTAAAATAACTTATCTATTGGACTATACTGGTAAAAAGACGATAGAAAAGGCTATTGAGGTGTGTAAGAACGACAAGGACGCCAAAGAAGCTATATTAAAGAAATTTGGTGTGAATATCCATGAAGTTGAATTAATATACAAAGCGGCTATTCTTGATGATATGGTGTAAATAAAGGCTTGACTTTTACTCCAGATATGATAGGATATACAGATATTATGATAAACAACACTAACAAAAAGGACACTATGATGAATTTTAAAGATTTATTTAATACAACCATAACAAATGATTTTATTTTAAAAAATAAAGATAGAGCAGAATCTTGTTTTAGAATTGCCGCTAAACAATTAAAAGTT